CAATAAAAGATATCGATACATCACGGAAGTATCTCCGAACAAAAATTCAATAATCATAGAGCTCGGCACTAGCTTCTACAAAGATCATAACATGACAATTATTGTGACTCCGTTGGACCAGTATAACAAAAAATTAACCACAGGTACAGAGGTTGTTCTCGATAAAGACTCGACATATGAGACATGTGATAGTATCGGAGGTACACCTGTGAGTTTTTATTGGTTCAAAGAAGTCACCGAAGCCCCACCCGCCCCCGTGAATTGTACGGGTGGGACGTGGAGTGCCCCTGGTTCTTGCATGGCCGACGATGGTCAAACGGTTCTGACAGGGGAACCTGGAAAATGTGGTGCGGGTATAACAAAAAGTATTCTCACTGGTTACACGCCTTCACAACATGGGGGTACTTGTAAAACAGAGGAAGGTACGAGGTGTTATGTCCCATGTCCCAGCAATACACCCTCGGATTGTGTGTTAGCGAAGTATCCCAACAACCACCCAACACGGGCTGGTCAAATTGCATGGAATCCCGCCTCGGGTACGCCAGATTTCAATTATATGTGTTGTTCAGTCGAACCGAAAGGTAAAGTCTTCCAATCCGTGGACATTTTCGAAGACGCTCAAGGCACAGGAAACTGTCATTACACACAGGAAGTCACGTGCTCATGTCCCCCGTCGTAAGGGTGGTAGACGAACGCCGATCGTGCGCAGTGCGTGCCGACGTTCCCTCGACAAGTGTGTGTCTGGGTCTTTTTGGTGTTCCAGCCACAGGTACAATTTTGGGTCATAATCGAGTGTGTTCAGATGTCCATGTTTACGATGAAAATCATTCAACTTTGTAAACATGGTCAACCAGCAATCTTCCGTTGGGACAATCCATTCATCTCGGTGTTCTGGGTTTTCTATGTACGCAATGGCTCTGTTTAAAAATTCATCGTAGTATTCGGCGTAATCGTAATCATAGACCCGGTTCAGGAGGTGCACGGGTGGGTCTACGAGGAGTTCGAGTTCGCGCACCTCTGTCTCGAACGCCCAGTTAATCAGTTCCATCGCGTCCGTTCCGGATTGTATGTAGCGAATCATGTCCGTGGTGAGCAGACCCCGACCCTGTTTCTTTTTCGCCCGGTTATGCTTTGCTATACCAGCATTTATGTAGTCTTCACGACATAATTCTACTGATTTTTCTAGTATTATCTCCTGAAGTTCGAGAGGTAAGATGTCCCATAATGAAGTTGCCATGTACACTTAATTTTTACGCACATTATTTTATCGCGTATATATAAATGAACTTGCGTAAAAAGGCTAAAGAACTTGGACTCAGTGTGACGACTCCAGTGAAGAAGACAAAAAGGTCCAGGCGCTACAAGACTGATAAAGAGTTGATGAATGAAATTGCTCAAAAAAATAACGCGAAACTTCGACAACTTCAAAACATGATTCGAGAGGGAAACAAACAAATTAATAATTACCTGAATAAACAAAAAAAATTACTCACCAAGCAAATACGTCCATGAATTTAATTTTCTTAAAGAGCCTTTGTGTGTAGATTTTTGTCAGCCGTGTACCACGTCTTGCCCTTTGTAGCATAGCTGTGTACGCGCGCGTACGCCCACTGTTGAGGGGAGGCCCCTGGACGGTGTCCCGTGCGCCACGCGGCGAGACCTCTGTTATAGACTGTTCGTAAGGTACCTAGTGGGATACCCGTAGCTTTTGCGATTTGAGGTAATGTTTTCACATCATCTCCATACATCTTTCTAAATTTTCTGGTGTATGAAGATGTGCGCACCTTCTTCCCCTTATCGGTAGGGAAAGGGGTGTAGGTTTTCTTTAACATTTTGAGATATCGTCGTTCGACATCACGAAGGGTCGTCAGACCTCTGAAATAACGCAAAGGTGCGTAGGTCTTTCCGTGACGCACGCGCAATTGTCGGACCTTTGCCATGATTTGGGTGTCTGACAGGGGGGTCATACTTATATTAAAGTCTATAATTTTTTTTACAATAATCCCCCCAGACATGAGATACACAGACACACATCATATCATCATGAAGGACATCGTACAACTTTTTGAAAATCTCAGCGAGGCTTACGCGGCGCACGACGACGAAGGGCGCGCCGCCTCGTTCGCACGCGTTGCTGACTCCATCAAGTCCCTGAAGAAAATCACGTGTGGCGCTGACATTGCGAATCTCCAAGGGGTTGGACAAAGTTCGGTGGACATCGTCGATGAATTTTTAGAGACGGGGAAGTGTGCCCGCCTCGAAGAACTCATGGATACGGAGATGAAGATACAGCTGCGCACGAAAGAACTTCTGGCGATGGACCGCCCAAACAATAAACACACCATGAAAGCGTTCGTGCTCGTGAAACACCCATACGTGAAGACGTGCACCAAGGCGGCGAAAGACCTCCTCAAGGGGGTGGACGTCCACGTCAAAGTGGCCCTCGCTGACCTCCTCAAGAAGGATGGTTTTCTCCCCGATTATGAGGTTGAGGACATTCGTTGCGACACGTGCCACCTTCAGAGGGATGAGGGGTATTCGGACGAGTGCGCGTGCGATGAAATTAGACTCGAACGCCTCTTATGGGCATTACACTCTTGAAATTTTAACAGGTCTATCTGTTCTTATAATACGTACCGCAATTTGGAGTATACGCTTCACAAGGGCACCCTTCACCAAAACCTCGCTATGATCTACAAACTTTCGCGTGTTCGCGCGGTGCCTGTTGAGCACGCGTCGCATGGTGAGCGCTTTACCTAGGGTGATTCGTGAGCACTGCGTCGTGTCTATGACAAGCACCACCTGCCGTTGGTTGTGCCACACACGCGTGAAGTAGCTGTCAAGGTCGGCGGGGGTCGTATCGTCGGTGATACCTATGCGGATCGTCAGCATGTCGAATAATGACGCGTTTACCATTTCTTCATATGAAAATCCTTAACAATAAGAAAATGTGGTGTTGGATTTATAAATGAGTGGGATTTCAATTGTTTAATTGTACACGTCCCCCTCTCTTCTAGAAGATTACACCATGTCTGTGGGTCGTGCATATTTTCAATAGTATTCATGGGTTGGCGGAAAAAAAGATAGTGCAACTTTGAAATAAGATACTGATAAAATGTTTGTGGCATGTCTTCAATAATAATAATTCTTTTCGCACACACACGTTTCAGTTCTTCTATTATTTTTTTATGATGTGGTATGTGATGGAGTACAAACATACACACGACGACATCAAATGAATCATCTTCATACGGCAAGGTATATCCATCGTAGACGTCGGCATCTTTACACCCTGAATAAATGTCTACACTCGTGACGTAGTTGCGATTTTTCAGGTATTTACTGAGTTCACAACGACCCGCACCAAAGTCTAAAACATTTGTAAACTTTGGAATGTATTCTTTTATTTCTGAAAAGTATTTATTTCTATTCATGACATCTTTGTAAATCATGACCACAAATAGAATAAATGGAATGATAACCATTTTTTAATATATAATGAAGATATTAGTTTCCAAAAGCGACACCACCCATGCCATCCATGATGCGCAACACGTTCATGTTAACACCGTACGCGCGCAAAATAGAGCTCGCACCACCTGACGGCGACTTAAGCTTGAGACGCGCGGTATCGATGCGAGAAAAGTTAAGGCTCCCCGTCATTTGAGTCTTGTTGAGGGTGAGAGCGAACGGCCACGTGTACAACGCGGCGCTGGCCAACACGTCATCCGGGAGAGATGTCGTGTGCATTTCCGGGACAATCGTGTGGTGGTAGACATTCGATGTAGCGTCGAACAACGGGGTGCCGTTGATGTACAACGTGCTTTCGGCGAAGCTGTAGTTCGCCGCCCAGTTGGCGCCATCGTTCTTAGAGCACACCACGTGGACCGCACGGGTCGGGTGGTTGAAATAGGTGAGGTCCACTTCCGTATCGGTGGCGCTCATCGGTTGGTATTGCACCTGGTTAATGAGAAGCTTTTGCTCATTCTTCACGAAGAATTCACGCTCTTCCGTGTCGCAGAAGATGAAGTTGGCGTACACCTTCGGGGTTTCACTCGGGGTGAAGTTCGCGCGGCACTTGACGCGGATTTCCACCTGGTGGTTCGCGAGGGCGACCAATGGAAGGCACTTGGTCCAGTCTTCAGAGAAGAAGAACGGGATGAGGTAGTGTCCCGCCTTGGACCCAGAGTATCCAACGGCGTTCGGCTTGACGTCGGTCGTCGTCACCGCCATGCTGCTCTTGGCACCGTCGGGGCGGTAGAGCAAATTGTGCACACCCTGGATGTACAAAGAATCGAGGCGGCACACCTCTTGACCACCAATCCAAAGGGAGAATTCCGTCGGTTCATCGCCTTTGCTAAAAAATCCGGTAGTCCCCCCAGTCGTATCACCGATGTCCGCCGCTTCGATCCACACGTAGGATAACAAGTCACCCTTGCTGCGAATAGGGATAGTCACCTCGTTGTTAGAGCCGAAAGTGCCGATATAGTCAAGACGTTCGGGCTTAATCGCAAAGTTCGTATAACGTTTGTAGTTTTGCCTAAAAAAACTGACCTCGGGTTGAGACGTTGTATACGTGTCCTGGACCCCTCGGCTGACCAATTCAATCAAAGCCGCAGACATTTGTTTATATATAACTTATATTAAAATTTTGGAGACATTATTACACATGGTGGTATTTCAGGCATTGACGTGGGAAGCCAGGGATTCTGATGAAGATGGACACCTCATCAGCATCTTTGGTAAGACGGAGGATGGGCGCTCGGTCTGTGTCAAGACAGAATTTACACCTTACTTTTACATAAAGCTTCCTGACGCAAAGTCGTCGACGGTGAAAGAAATTTATCACGCGATCAACAAAAGGTGTCCTGAGTGTTTAATTGGATATGGCTTAAAGAAGGCAAAAGATGTGTGGGGGTTCCAGAATAATGAAGAGTTTCCATTTATGCGCCTGGATTTCGCAAATCTTGCCAAAAGGCGGTACGTCGCGAACACGCTCAAATATGGAATACAACTCGTGAGGGGGAAGACAAAACTCCACGCCTACGAAGCCAACTTGGATCCCATGCTTCGGCTGATGCATCGCACGGGTATCCAAAGTACGGGGTGGTTGGACACCGGAGCAAAGTGCGTGCGCTCCTACCTGGCCCACGTGGACATCGACCTTTTCTGTAATGACTGGACAACACTCACCCCAGTGAAACGTGATGACATCGCGCCGTTTGTGGTGGCATCTGTTGACATTGAGTGTAACAGCAGTACGGGTAAATTTCCAGATGCAGACGTTCCTGGTGATTGCTGTTTTCAGATTGCGTTGACCCTATGTCGCTTTGGTTCCGATGAACCTTACGAGGAGGTGTGTCTCTGCTACAAACAGACCGATGGTGTCAAAGTTCAAAGTTTTGACACCGAGAAGGCATTGCTCGAGGCGTTTCAAAAATATCTTCGTAAAGCCGATGTCGACGTCATCACAGGGTGGAATATTTTTGGTTTTGATTTGGAATACATCATGAAACGCGCCGTTCTCTGTGGGTGTGGTCCAGATTTTTACAACTTGGGTAAATTTAAAGATAGACCATGTGAACTCGTCTACAAAAAATTATCTTCGAGTGCTCTCGGTGATAATGAACTCAAACTTTTACCCATGAGTGGTCGGTTTATTTTTGACCTGTTCCATGAGGTGAAGAAAGGGTACAAGTTGGATAG